CAGTCAGCATTGGCTCAGTTATTCTACTCCCATTTTGTCTTTTGGGCGTTCTCGTCGTGGCCTGCCTATTTCATGTTTTCTACCGTACTTACATGATAGTGCAGAAGGTTTGGTGGACTGTCTTTCAGAGGTAAACTGGCTATCAATGTTAGGAGGCGGAATTGGAATTGGTCTTGGAATACGTTCTGCTGATGACAAGTCTGTTGGCATTATGCCTCACCTTCGTACTTACGATGCCTCCTCGTTGGCATATCGTCAAGGTCGCACTCGCCGCGGTTCTTATGCTGCATATCTTAATGTTTCCCACCCTGATATTCATCTCTTCCTTGAAATGCGGAAACCAACAGGCGATCCTAATATGCGAGCATTAAATCTGCATCATGGTATTAATATCACTGATGATTTTATGCAGATTATTGAGAAGTGTATGCTAGATTCAAGTGCTGATGATTCTTGGAATCTAGTTGATCCAAATAATGGTGAAGTTAGAGACACAGTTTCAGCCAGAGAACTGTGGCAAAAAATTCTTGAAACGAGAATGCTCACCGGTGAACCTTACATTCACTTCATTGATACAAGCAATCGTCACTTGCCTTGGTATCAAAAAGAAAAGGGTCTATCGATTAAACAATCCAATCTTTGTAGTGAGATTGTATTGCCAACAGATAAAAATCGAACCGCAGTATGTTGTTTGTCCTCATTAAATCTGGAGTATTATGATGATTGGAAAGATAACGAACTTTTTCTTCGGGACGTGGCCGAGATGCTTGATAACGTTCTACAGTATTTCATTGATAATGCTCCTGATAGCATTTCACGAGCAAGATATTCTGCTTCTATGGAACGCTCTATTGGTATTGGTGCCCTCGGTTTTCATGCATATCTACAAAAGAAAAACATACCTTGGGAATCATCACTAGCAGTTGGTGTGAATAAAAAAATCTTTAATAATATAAGAGGTAAACTTGATGTTGCAAATAAACAATTGGGTACTGAACGAGGTGAAGCCCCTGATTGCGCTGGCTCTGGCAATCGTTTTGCCCATCTTATGGCTATTGCTCCCAATGCAAGTTCATCTATTATTATGGGTAATACCAGCCCTAGCGTTGAGCCTTATCGCGCTAATGCTTATCGTCAAGATACTTTATCGGGATCTTTCCTGAATAAGAATAAGTTTCTGGATAAAATTATCAAGGAGAAGGTTGATGAACAATCAGTGGACTACCAAGACATCTGGTCAAGTATTATTGCAAACGACGGATCAGTTCAGCACCTTAGCATACTATCTGACTGGGAAAAAGACGTATTCAAAACGTCTATGGAGATTGACCAGCGATGGATTGTGGAACACGCAAGTCACCGACAGAGTTTCATTGACCAAGCGCAATCCATTAACCTCTTTTTCAGACCAGATGTAGACATTAAATATCTCCATGCTGTACACTTTCAGGCATGGAAACAAGGGCTGAAGACTTTATATTATTGTCGTAGTGAGAAGTTAGCTAAGGCTGATAAAGTATCTAATAGAATTGAACGAAAGATTATTCAAGAAGTTGATTTGAAAGCATTAGCAGAAGGTGATAACTGTTTAGCTTGCGAAGGATAAAAAATGAAAAAAATCTATAGATTTACAGCTTCATGGTGTCAACCATGCAAAGCACTAGCCAAAAATTTAGAAGCAGCAAATTTAGAAATTCCAATCGAAGTTATCGACATTGATGTTTTTGAAGATGTTGCAGTAGAATATGGAATTCGATCTGTTCCTACTTTAGTTTTAAAGAATGAAGGAACACAAAAACGATTGATTGGTGTTCACACACCAGAACAAATAAGAGAGTGGGTAAATGGTTAAAAAGAAACTAAAACTAACAGATGAACGAAATTATTTTAAACCTTTCACATATCCTTGGGCATATGATTCATGGCTTAAACATGAACAAAGTCATTGGCTACACACTGAAGTTCCAATGATCGAAGATGTTAAAGATTGGAAAAACAAGTTGACACAAAATGAAAAAGAATTTCTTACGCATATTTTTAGATTTTTTACGCAGGGAGATATTGATGTTGCTGGCGGTTACGTCCGTAATTACTTACCTCATTTTCCTCAGCCTGAAATTCGTATGATGTTATCTGGTTTTGCTGCGCGAGAAGCTTTACATATTGCTGCATATAGTCATTTGATTGAAACTCTTGGGCTACCAGAAACTACATATAATCAATTCTTTGAATATCAAGAGATGCGTGATAAACATGATTACGTTTTGAATCAATCTAATAGCTTAGTGAACACATCATCTGTAGCAAAAAATATTGCATTATTCTCCGCTTTTACTGAAGGTATGCAATTGTTTAGTTCATTTATTATGCTGCTGAATTTTCCGCGTCAAGGAAAAATGAAAGGTATGGGTCAAATCGTAACTTGGTCGATTGTTGATGAAACTATGCATGCCGAGTCAATGATTAAATTGTTTAGAACCTACATAGAGGAAAATCGTGAAATTTGGAACGATACTCTCAAATCTGAAATCTACACTATTGCAACAAGAATGGTTGACCTCGAAGATCGTTTTATTGATTTATCATTCGGCATGGGCGATATGCATAATCTATCTTCTGATGACGTTAAAACCTATATTCGTTACATTACTGATCGTCGCCTTATTAGTCTTGGTCTCAAGGGCATAATGAAAGTGAAAAAGAATCCATTGCCTTGGGTCGAAGAAATGATTAATGCTCCGACACATACTAACTTCTTTGAAAATCGTGCTACTGATTATGCAAAGGGTGCATTGTCTGGAACATGGGACGAAGTTTGGGGGAAAGCCGCTTAATTTTGAAAGGAAAAAAATGAAGAAACTATTATTTTTATTGATTGCTACTTTTTCGTTGTCACTAAATGCGCAGATTATTACCGGCGCAGGAGCCACATTTCCTTATCCCATTTATGCAAAATGGGCTGAAGCTTACAAGAAAGAAACAGGCGTAGGTCTAAATTATCAGAGCATCGGCAGTTCAGGTGGCATTCGACAAATTAACTCCGGTACAGTTACATTTGGTGCATCAGATGCACCTGTAAAAGGAGATGAGTTGGAAAAGAGAGGCCAGGTACAATTTCCTGCAATCATTGGTGGCACAGTGCCAATCGTCAATTTAGATGGATTTAAACCTGGCGAATTGCAGATTACTGGTCAAGTCCTTGCAAGAGTCTTTATGGGTACAATTACTCGTTGGAACGATCCTCAACTTAGAGAATTAAACCCAGGAAAAAATCTTCCGAATTCTGCAATTACTGTAGTTCACCGAGCAGATGGATCGGGCACCACATTTAACTTCACCGACTACTTGACTGTTGTAAGTAAAGAATGGGAAGAAAAAGTTGGGCGTGGTGCTGCTGTAAAATGGCCAGGCGCAAGCTCAGTTGGTGGTAAAGGTAATGAAGGCGTTGCAGCAAATGTTGATAGAATTAAAGGTTCGATTGGTTATGTTGAATATGCATATGTTAAGAAAAACAACATGACATATATGAAATTGCAAAACAAAGATGGTGTTTTTGTAGATCCCGATGATACCGCATTTGCTGCCGCTGCTGCTGGTGCAGATTGGTTTAGTGTTCCAGGTATGGGACTAAGCATTGTTGAACAACCAGGAAAAAATACTTGGCCTATCAGCACAGCAAGTTTTATTATTATGTACAAGGAACCCAAAGACAAGAAGGCCAGTGATGATGTACTAAAATTCTTCGATTGGGCGTTTAAGAATGGCTCCAAAATGAGCGAAGAATTGGACTATGTTCACCTACCAGAGTCTCTGCAAAACGAAATTCGCAAACGTGTATGGTCGCAAATTAAAAATTGAGGTTGATTATGAGATACACATTAGAACCTATTTGGAAAAAATCAGTAACAGACATTCAAAACTGGTTTAAAGAAGATGGTGAAAGAAAACTTTGGTTTGAGCGAGAGTATGGTTGGCGCTGGGGTTCTGCATCATTTGAATCTGAAGAATTTCCTGATATCGATTTGAAAAATGAACATGGTTTTAATGTCACAGAAGATTTAGAATATCCAGATATGTATTCCGATGATGGCTGTTGGTCATTTAATAATTTTTGCGATGAATTGACCGAAGACGAAAAAGAGCAGCTTCAATATATGGATGATGAAGAGCTTGAAGAGAATGGATGGTCACTTCATTACATAGATACATATTATTCAGGACCTCTTAAACTAACAGATGAAAACGGTAACGAATGGAGAGGAGATTAAATGGAAAAAGTAGTAACGGCGGAATGTTCGGAATGTGAATCATCTTTTGAGTTAGTCTATGAAGAAGAACTAGTATCTGACGATACGCCAAGTTTTTGCCCATTCTGTGGCGAGAAAATCGAGGACATCCAAGAAGAATATATAGATCAGGATGACTTTGATGATGAGATAGAGGGATGGAAATAAATTGGATTTACGAAGATAAAGATTTTTCTGAAGAGCAGATAGAGGATAACTATGGCTTTGTATATGTAATTACAAATTTACAGACCGGTAAAAAATATATCGGGAAAAAGTTTTTTTACTCGTTAAAAACAAAAGTTATTAAAGGTAAGAAAAAAAGGCAAAAGTTACCTTCGGATTGGAAAACATATTTTGGTTCTAACACAGAACTACAAAATGATGTTAAACTACTTGGACAAAGTTTGTTCAGGAGAGAAATAATTTATCTCTGTAAAACAAAAGGCGAATGCGGTTATATGGAAGCAAAAGAACAGTTTCAAAGATGTGTTCTTGAATCGAACGAATACTACAATACTTGGATAATGGTGAGAGTTAGAAAGAATCACCTAAAAGGTAATAAATGACAGACTTAAAAAGGATTGATCCTAGTTTATATGATGGTGTTGATTTTTATCGTCAAGACAATCAATCAATTAACATTTCGGCATTTAAACTAATAAAAACAGGTAATAAAAAAGACGGCTCGCCAATGGGTGATTTGTATGATATTATTATATTTCCTGATGTAAACAAAAAACCTTCTTTGCCCGAAAGATTTCAAGCAATATTAACTTCACCTTTAGATTATGTGGAAAGAATGGTTGAAAGTGGTTTTCTTGGTGTTGTTGTGCGAGCAACAGACACCTCTGATGACTACATGAAAGAAGTTTTCGATGAAATTAATGAAAATATGATTACTTGTATTAAAAACTATGAGGAACGTGAAAATGTTAAATAAGTATGAACTTAAAGAAGTTTTGCAGAATTCGGTTGTTACTGTTGTTTTCACGAAGGTTGACGGAACAGAAAGAGTAATGAATTGTACGTTGCTCCCGGAATACATTCCACAAGTTGTTGCAGAAAAGCAACAACTTTTGACAGAAAGCTTGCCAAAAGCTGAAAATCCTAATACCATATCTGTATGGGACGTAGAAAGCAATGGTTGGCGTTCATTCCGTATTGACTCTGTAAAGACTGTAACTAAAAATGAGACTCACATCCGTTAAAGATTATGAAAAGGTACTTTCAGGTGGTGAACCTACCTGGAAGAATGGCGAATCATCTATTGTCAAAGCATTGAATTGGTACAACTATCATTCAGATTCAAAAGATAGTAAAAAGTACACTATTCAATATCTCAAAGAAAATAAAACCAAAAAAGAAACACTCGATTTGATCGAAAAGGCTCCAGAGGACCTTTTTTCAAATCTTGGTTTTGTTTGCCGTATTAAAATGCGTGGCGGTCCAATTACTGAAAATAATCAGAAATGGATTGATACGACAATTGAATCTATCTCAAAGAAAATTAAACCTGCTGTAAAAGTAAAGACAGAAGAAGTTAAAACAATTTCAATTCAAGACCGCATTCAAGAAAAATCAAAAGAAATAATTGGTGAACTTGAAAGCGTCATCGACGATTGTTTTTCTGTTCGTGATTTTGATGCAGTTGATCCGTATGAAATCATGCAAACACTCTCCGTAAAAGGTGTTCACGCCAATCATATCATTTCCTTTTTTAAGAGTCGTGTATCTGAATTTGAAGAAGTGCTTTCAAGTAAAGATTCGCAATTGATTGAAGGTTATTCAAACTTTTCGAAAAGTGAACTCAAACAATATCTTGCATATCTTAAAAGAATCATTTCTGATGCAGAACGAATCACTCATGTAAACAAGTTGACACGGGCTCCTCGAAAGAAAAAAGCTAAGCCTGTCGATAAAGTGATTTCGAAATTGCAATTCAAAAAAGAAGACTCAGAATACAAAGTCGCATCGGTGAACCCAGCGGATATTGTAGGCTGCACTCAACTTTGGGTGTTTAATACAAAGACTCGTAAGGTCGGTGTATACAATTCAATCGACGATGCTGGGCTTTCGGTAAAGGGCACTACAATCATTAATTTCAACGAATCAACATCTGTACAAAAAACTCTTAGAAAGCCTGAAGTGTCTCTTCCAGAACTTATCAAAGCTGGTAAAGTTACACTCCGTAAATTTTTGAGTAATATCAATGCAGTCGAACAGACATTGACAGGAAGAATTAATTCTGATACTATTCTTGTCAGGATTATCAAATAAAGGTTATCATGATTTTAATTGATCTCAATCAGGTTTTATTGTCTGGCATCATGGCACAAATTTCCGACAACAAAACCAAAATCGAAGAAGGGCTTGTTCGCCATCTTGTTTTGAATGTACTTCGCACACATATCAAACAATTCAAAACTGAATATGGTGATGTTATTCTCTGTTGTGATAATAAAAACTATTGGCGCAAAGAATACTTTCCTTATTATAAAGCTGGGCGCAAAAAAGCGCGAGAAAAGACCGATCTTGACTGGCATCTGATTTTTCAAATTCTTGGTGAAATTAAAAAAGAATTGAAACTTTATTTCCCATATCGCGTACTTGATATTGATGGTGCAGAAGCCGACGATATCATTGGCACACTTGCCGCAAAATATGCAACACGAGAAAAGGTACTCATCATCTCAAGTGATGGCGATTTTCTTCAACTGCAAGTAAACAAGAATGTTAAGCAATATAATCCTGTAATGAAAAAATACATCAAGTCGGATAATCCCGTTCTTGATCTAAAAGAAAAGATTATCAAGGGTGACAAAGGCGATGGTATTCCAAACATCATTTCACCTTCTAATTGTTTCATTATAGAACAACGGCAAAAGCCCATCACTAAAAACAAACTGAGTGATTTTCTTGATACGCACCATTCTTTTTACGAAGAATCTGCAAGGCTCGGTTTTTCCCGCAATCAAACATTGATTGATCTTAGTTTTACACCACAAAATATCAAAGACCAAATCAATGAAGCTTTTGAAAACACAAAGCCGGCACCCAAGTCTGCTTTGATTAATTACTTCATGGAAAAGAAACTTAAAAACCTAATGGATGTTATCGAGGAATTTTAATGAGAAAAAACATTTATGAAATTTTTGATGAGTTTGAACTCGCAAAAACAAAAAAAGATAAAATTGATGTTCTAGCAAAACATTGGTCGCCAACACTTAAACTGGTTTTGCAACTTGCATATCGACCAGAAGTTCAGTGGAAGTACAACAAATATCCGGAAGAATACCGACCTCAAAGCACTGTAGAAGGAATTTCTTTTGCATCACTTGATACAGAACTAAAGAGGCTGTATATTTTTCAAAAAGGAAATCCAACCGCAGAGAAACTAACCGAAAAAAGAAGTAAAGAACTTCTTATTTTGGTTCTAGAATCTCTTGAACCACGTGAAGCGGATGTTGTCATGAATATTTTTAAAAAGGATCTGGGTGTGAAAGGATTGACAGTTAAGTTTATCCGTGATAACATTCCAGGAGTCTTGTAAATTAACTACGGAGTATAATAAGTGTCAAAATTCGTTGGAAAGTTTCGTCAAAATCGTAACTATATGGACGATGATGATTATTCAAAGGGCTTCTCTAAAAATAAAAAACGCAAAAAAGATGAATATCGAGAAATGCGTAAAATGAAGATGCGAAGTCAAGAAGATGACGCATACGGTTATGATGAAAATGAAACACCAAAACGAATGAAAACGTATTAAAAAAACAACACTTGACAGGATCCGTCGGGCGTGCTAAAATAGCAGTTCGACGGAGAATACATTATGCTAATCTACACTGCGACTCAAAAGTCAAAGCACAAACTCGCGCCTAAAAAAGAGCGAGAAGAATATGATGCTTGGCTCAAAAAACATCAGACCAATCGGGTTATTAAACCTATTACTGCAAAACCAAAATATGAACTAAAAGTACCTCCTGGTCGGTCTACGACAAAACACATTCCATCTGTGGATTCTGGGCTTTCCTTTGCGGCTGCTGCACCTCGCAAAGTTTACACTGGAGATAAAATCATCGGAATCGGCACTTTGCACAAATCCAATGCTGTTCCAATTTTTTCCGATGAAGAAGCCAAAGATATTGCTAAAATGAGGAGGTAACATGAACGAAAATTTTGAAGATATGCAACCCTGGCAACAATTGACACAAATTATTGATTCTTGGATCAATCCTTTTGTGGGCTTTTGTACTATTGAAGATGCACCTGACGGTTCTGGCGACGGAATTCTGACTTTCCCTGATGGATTCTGTGAAAAAGTGGGCTGGGAAGAAGGAGACACAATAAATATTGAAGCCCCAGGTGACGGAACGCTTGTTTTGACAAAAAAACAACAGTAAAACTCGTAAAAACTCAAAAAACTTGACTTTTTTGTCGAAAATTGCTAAAATTTCACTCAAGTAAGCAATTTTAACAAGGAAAAGTGATGCTTCTTCAATCAAAATCAAATCTTGCTCGTCTGATGGCTACGGAAAACATTTTCATCGAGCAAAAAAAAGTCCCAACAGCCTTTTTTGACCTAGAAAATCGCACTTTGACAATTCCTGTGCTAAACGGAAAACTCTCCGCTGAACTTTATGACCTTTTGCTTGGGCATGAAGTCGGGCATGCGCTGGAAACTCCAAAAGAAGGCTGGCATCATTCTGTTGTCGATCTAAAAGTCAATCGTACCATACTCAACGTATGCGAAGATGCGCGTATCGAGAAAAAAATCAAACGCAAATTTCCTGGAATTCGCCCATCCTTTCTGAAAGGTTACCGCGAACTCATGGATATGGACTTTTTTGGTGTTAAAGGGCATGATCTGAATTATCTTAACTTTATTGACAGGCTCAACCTGTACACTAAAGGCGGTTCAGCGCAGGGGATTGAATTTCTTCCTGTTGAAGAAGAACTTCTACGCGAGGTTGAAGAAACAGAAACCTTCGATGAAGTTGTCAAAGTCGCGCTTAAAATTCAAGAGTATATGAAACAATCGGCCGAAGAAGAAAAGAATCTTTCTTTGACTGATAAATTCATCGACCTGAATGAACTCGAAGAATCAGATTATGATGAGGGTGATGACTTTTATGAGGATGTTTTTGAAGTAGGCGGCTCAAAAAGCAACAGCAAAGAGAATAAGAGTAAAGAAGATAAGAAATCCAAACTCCGTGGTGCTGGGCTTGACGGTTCAATCGATTCAGAAACCGACAAAACTTTCCGTGAAAAGGAAAACCTTCTTCGTGATTCTTCATCACGTTATGGTTCAGTCTATGCTAATATTCCAAAATTGAACTTGGAAAATATCATCGTTCCATATTCCTATTTGATGAATGAGTTTGACAATGAAAACAAAAAATATTCTTTTTATTCACTAAACGAATATATTTCAAACTTCAACAAATTC